TTTTTCCAATCAGTCATTTTCTTTTTCCAAACCTTTTAATTTTAGTACCACCAATTTGTCCCGCCATTGAATTTTCAGGGCCTGATGGCCCACTCTTTGCTTTCATTAAAGCTTGAGCTTCAGGCGATAAAGACACAGTAGTAGGTTTATTTTGAGGCTCATTTTTATTTTTATTTGAATTATGATTAGGACCATATGGACTCATTACGCCGCCCATAGCGGTTCTTAGCACTCCTCCAAAAGATTCTGTTGTATATTGTTTAAATGTAAGCATTATGCTGAATCCTCGTAATAGTCTACAGTTGTTGTAAATCCGAAATCACTAAATGGTGAAGCATTTAATGGATTAGGTTGTATAGTAGATCTAACTACTAATCCATCTGAATCCCCTGTCAAATAATTTGTTTTATCAAAATAAATATCAGTAATTGCTTTATTAATGATATTATTAGACCTAAACGGACCATGAAAATTAACTTTCATTCCAAAATCTAGTGTGTATATAATAGTTCTTCTCTGCTCTAATGAGCCTTCAAAATCATCTTGAAAAGATACAGATTGAAGAGTAATTCCTACATCTTCTTTAATGTCTGGATGTAATTCAAATGGCTTTAAAGTTAAATTATAATGTGGATTAAAATATGGCAAAATTTGCTCAACAATTTGCAAAGCATCATCTTGTAATTTAGCATAAATATTTAACTGGAAAAATATTGTATATGGTGCCGGAGCATATATTTTAGTTGCTTGAGTATTACTTCCACCATATGCTTTATTATAATTATTAGACTTCGGCAAGCTTCTTTCAGGATCATACGCTAATGAAGTTATTTCAAAAGATATCCTTGGTAATTTTAAAGCTACTTTTGTATTATCAATAAGCGATGGATTTTCTCTAATTCTTTCTAAGTATTTGTCCTTAGGAGCATATGATAATGGAACTTTTGTTTGACTAATCACTGCACCATTTGATCCAGTCCTTTGAACATGAATATTATTAAATAGTGTTCCAAATGTAGCTACTGATTTTCTAATTCGTTCGTGATAAAAATACTGAAACATTATAAGTCCTCTGCATCGCCAAACGGGTTACCTTCAGAGAAATCTAAGAAGTCTACGAATGAGCCTGTTTCTTGATTAGCATCAAATATATCACTTTGATCTGATAGATAACCAGTGTCTTCATTTATTGAAAGTATAGTTCGTGTTCTTGGATATAAGAAGTCATTTGAATCTATGTTTCTACCATAGAATGCGTTGAATGGGAACACTTTTTGATCATGTGGTCTATTATTGACAATTATCTTACCAACCGTAAATCCAATTAAGCCAGTGCCTGTTGAATCTAGTGCGCTATCAGTTCCGATATGATTAAGAGTAAGTATTCTAGTATCTGGTCTATATTCAACAACTTCACCAACAATTCTAGGATGTCTTCCGGTGATAGTTCTAAGAGAAGAATCAATTTGATATATATTTTCACCGGTCCAGAAATCTACTCCACCTTCATTAGCTAATGTATCTGATTTTAGTGTACCATTTTTATCTCTAGCTGAATCAAGGAAAAGAGTAACATTAGCTGCATCATTTTCAATTTCATCGACCAATTCTATTCCAGTATCAAGATCTTCACCGCTATATACGAATAGCTCACAGCGTAAATTATATGTTGGAACATTATTTAGCTGATAAAACGGTTGCTCATGTTCGACATGCATAATTTCAAACATTGAATTAGAAAGAGGAAGATATAATACGTCACCCTCTCTTGGTCTATCACCAGTAATTGTATTTGAGTTTTGCTCAACAGTATGACGCCATCTTCTTCGTGATACTACGAAATTAGCTGCGTCTCGAATTTCAACACCAAACTTTGTAAAGAGATCTCCTTCTCCATCAAAGCCTTGTTGATTTTCAATATACATTTCAATTTTATAAGCAGTTGAGAAACGAGAAGGTACATCTTCACCTAATATCTTATCTTCGTTAACAATTTCTCTTGGCATATAATAAACGTCTTGACCATAGATCTTTAACGATTCTATGATTATGTCTTCGTATAAATTTTGTTCATTTGCCGGTTTATCAGCAAAAAATAGATTCTTTGCCATAAATTATCCTACATAAAAATCAATTGGTAATTCAAACTCGAGTCTTAGTTTTTCTTCAGCAGCTTGTATTTCGGCATTAGCATCATCAAATATCTGTCTACCATTTAGCATCACTCCGCCTGGAAGAGTCATACCCTCAAATTTCATAAGGTTTGAACCCCATTGCCTTTTAATAAGAGATGCTGCATATGATTTTAACCACAAATCATTGTAAATTGATTTAGTTCCAGATGTTGAAGATGGATCTACAAGCGCATAACATTCAGCTACAAGATAATCACCTGCCTGAATGTCTTTATCTGAAAAGTCACCAAATATCTGTAATCTATTTTGTCTACGCTGATATGATACTTGAGGAGTTCCATTTAGAGTCATATTAATAAGATCTAAATACTGTTTCATTTGTACAAAATAGTCTAAACCACCAGTAAAATTATTTAAATTAACCATATCATTAAGCATCATTTGGTACTTAATGTCAAACATTCCTGCACCACTTGACGAACCAACTCGAATAGGAAACAAATGAGTCACAAATATAATATTATTTGCAACAGGAATCCACTTATTTGTAACATCAGTCGCAGTAACTAAATGTTTAAAATAAGTTTTGACTGTAGCATCTGAGTGATATTCTTGATATACTTCTAGCGCTTCATCGATTCTATCGTCGATTTGTTCATCCGCAACATTAATATCAATTACAGGAGCACCTAGTTTACGTAAACAATATTCCTCTAACTCAGTTCGTGTGGTTACTATAGCCATATTGACATCCTATTTAAATAGTCTTTGTACTATTTATATAGTTTTTTATCTCAACATATTATTAAATCATCCATCAGACCATGATTGCGCTTCAGCTCCAGTAGGTGCTGCGGCACCACCAGTAGCAGTAGCTAATACAACACCAGGGTCATTGTCAACTCTTTTTCTAAAACTTGAACCTCGATCTTTAACATATTCAAATGTTTCAACTCCGTCTCTGTTAAAATAACCAGACTGTCCTATTATTAAAAATTCCTCACTTACTGCATTACATACAGTAGTAACATTTGATCCGTACTCTTTTCCAGTTGAAACAGTAAGATGATCATACCTAGGACTAACAGGTATTTTTACAAATCGATTACTTCCAACACCGTTACTATAACTATTCCAATAAGATCCGTCGTCGAGTGCAATCATTGGATCCAATGTCATTGGAATAGAATTAACTGACGATTCATTACCATATGGCGCATTTTCTCTAGCTGGAGTATCGCCTTTTATTACATATCTTAGCTGTGCTAAACGAATAAATCTTGCAGTTTTGTCTCCAAATCGACGAAAGCGCCATTCTTCAGAGTCAGTATAAGTTGAACTTCCGCCAACTAATACATCTTCCGGAAGTCCTGCTTTAATTTCAATAGATGCAATTTTAACAAATGTATTTGTCTTGGCATTTTTAATTTTAAATTCCAGTAAATCTGAAGCTCGAAAATCTAACGGATAGTCGTTTACAGTTTTTGGAGCCCGCTCAACAGGCATTGCTACTTCTGTAACTGAAATATCTACTGGAATACTAGTCATAATTTATATCTCTACACTAGCACTCATGTTATTATATCCAGCCCCAGTAACTAAGGTATCCACAGTCAAATCGCCAGTGGTTAGCGTAGTTACAGTTTTAACCGTTGACGCATCTGCAAATGTCATTGAACTTCCTTCAATAACCAGTTTAACACTTGTAGCAATTCTCACGCCTGAAGGATTAAGTGCTGACACAGTAACAGATGTTGCAACATTTGATCCAGCATATGTGTATGATGTACTTGCTGGAACTAGTGTAATAGTAACTGGCAATGTTGGAGTTAATAAATTAAGGTAACATCTTGTACCACCCGCAAAAGTTGATGAACGAGTAGTATACCATATTCTATCTAACGAATCTCGGCCCATATCGTATACGTTTTCAGTAATACTAGTAGCCAATGCCCAGCCACCTCCAGAAGTAAATGCGTATATATATGTAGCTCCTACACACATAACTCCCAACAAAGTTCTCGAATCATTTAACCATACTATGTTATTTGCAGTTTTAGGAATAGTTACAGTGCTATGATGCGTAAGAGCCTTAGGATCAGAACTTCCAATAGAGTATGTGCACCAAGTTCTTAAATTTGATGTAGAATCTAGCCTAGTTCCTCTTTCAAGGTACATAAATGTGATATATCTTGTACCACCAGAAACAAAAGTTTCGTTATAGATTGTGGTACCGCCATAACTATGAGTGTGACTATAAACATTGCCTCCGTCAAAATGAGTTGAGCTATGACCACCAGTTACAGTAATATCAGTTTCTCTTGTAAATGTATCGTCGGTGGTATCCCATCCTATAATAAATGGATGGAAATTATAAGCAGTGTCAAAATATGGAGAATAAAATAATTTTTTGTCAGCATCTCTAGGATCAGTAAATGTTCGTGAACTTGCACGATTATACCATTTACTATTCAAGTTGACACCGCCGGCTGACGACCCAGTTGCGCCAGGCGCTGCAGTAAAGTTTGCTTTTGTAGTAACAGTACAGGTGCTACTATTCCAACTAACTTCCTCAACTTTGTTTATAGTTGATGCAGCAGCATCGTATTTCTTGGTTGTAGAATATAAATGTTTACCACTTACAGATGATTTTCCAAGATGTTGAGCATGCCAATGAGTTCCAACATTTGTAGTACTATTAGTCCTTGAACTGGCATTTCCAGGCCATTGGCCGTATCCCATTGTCATCCAATGCGAATTTGGATATTGAGACGATGATGTACTGTAATTGCCAACACCGCTTGTGCCAGTATTAGTTTCGGTTTCTCCATGCCACCAAACATCATTAAATCCTGCTCTTAGATGATCGGAAACTGATCCTTGTTCATGTAGATAGCTAGTATCACTTATAGAACTCCAGTATTGACCTGCGCCGTCATCGCTTGTAGAATTACGCCAATTCATATCAATGGTTTTGTCTGTTCCATTAGTAACTTCAACAATTCTTCCTTTTTCGTATGTAGTATCTTGAGTGTTCCAAGGATTAAAATCCTGTACATTTACAACCGAATTTCCAGTTGATGTTTGTGGATAACACGAAGTAGAAGTTGTCATTTTTCGTAACTGTAATCGCGCTCCAAATTTCACTGCTTGGTTGTCACTAGCTACAAGTTGATTGTCATGAGCATAGGCTACACGATAATCTTCGCCAGCACGGCCAAAGTTAATTTTTTTATTTAATTCTGGTGCAAGTGTATTCTTATCATATTTTTCACCGTATAAATAGAATCCGTCGTTGGTTGCTCTAGGATCTTCTATTAAAATCGGAACTTGGTATTGTCCTCGATAATCTAAAATCTTTGCCATTTATTTCTCCTATTCGGGTGTATGACTGTTATTTTCTTGAAATGCTGATACGCCTTCGTTTTCTGCACTCCATTCACGAATACTTCCGTCTAGATTAAAATCATGAGGCTGAAGCCAAAGAATATTACTGTCTGAGTCTCTTACTTTGATTGTATTGCCATCTAATTCACAAGTATAGTTTGTTATAATATATTGTTCTGTATCTTGTTCTAGATCGCGACTTCTAACCGAAAATGCTGTAGGCATGACGTATTTTCTCCTAATTATATGAGTTATTGCAATTGATTTGTCACATATTCATGTGTTTTTGTAAATTGCATATTGACTCTACTTTATTCTATTTATATATATGTAAACGTAACAGTAAGATCAGATCCAGCGGTGCCGCTTCCGACTTGAGTTATATCTACTGTTAAATAATCATCTTCTGCTAATGTTATACTTGGTGAACTATTTATAATTTTTGTTCCACCATCTGCAATTACTAAAGTTGCACCTGATGAGCCATTCTTCTTTACTGTTATATTTATAGCTGCTCCTACCGGAGCTGTATTTACTCTTGCTACAATTTTACTTATAGTCACTGCTTTTGGAGCGTACCATCTTTTAGTTCCAGTTGTAACTGTCAAAGCTCCATTTTGAACTAGATTTGTAAACCCTGAAGGAGACGCTGTTGCTACTTGCCAGCCTGTACCGGTTTTAAAAATATATAACGTGCTAGTATTTTCTGCAAAAGCTAAGTCGCCATTAACATTACCAATCGCTGGAAGATACGTAGCATCTGCAAAAATACTCACTGATGCAACTAACGAAGTTCCATCCGGAGCAACTAACGTTGCAGTACCAGCAACTTCCTTAATTTTATTTTTAAATGAAGGTGTATTTTCTACATACGTTGCCATATCTTGAGGAACAAATTTACTATTTGTTGCGTCGTATACAATACACATCTGATTCACAAGTGATGGAATAGGTCTTAATTCAATTGCGTTTTTGTGACCTTCTTGATTATGTTGACCATAAATTACATAGTTTCCATTTTCATTAGTTTCTACTGCTAAGTCTTTTATAACAATAGTGCCTCTCATTGCAGAGTGAAGTCCACACTGATAATATAAAGTATCAGGCGCATTAGCAGGCACAGTAAATACTAATGAACCAGTTTGATTTCTTGAACCTGTAACACCTGTTGTATATTCTCCGACATAAGATCCAGAAACATAATTTGTTCCGTTATCTGTGGTTAAATAAAATGGATGGCCTGTCGCTGTTAAATTAAATGTGTATGTACCGCCTCTGCGTAATGGTCCTATTTCTGGATTATTGCCGGATTGCGTTCCGCTAAATGTATATACACCAGAACCAGAAGCTACAGTATATGTAACAGTTGGAGCAGTTAAAGTTGGTGGTGTAATACTAGAAGGTACTGTAAACGATAATCTTTGTACTGAAGTAGACGCCCCACCATTAATACTCGCATGTGTATGATTTACTGTTGTAGTTGTTGGCCAACTTACTAAATTTTGATCACCGGCTCCATCAATCCATTTTAATTTAAAGTCGTGAGTTTGTGTCATACTTCCATATTGAGTATTTACAAAGTTATTAATTTGATATGTACCTTGCATATAAAGAGGAACATTTGTTTGTACTTCATTTGTAATAGAAGTTCTTGCATAAGGAAGAGAACTTGTTAACCATGTCCATAACCAAGCTGTTCCATGTCCAGCTGTTGGATCAGCAACTT